AGGTTCCATTTCATCTTCCTCTTCATCTTCAACCTCTTCATCCTCAGCAACTTCGTCGCCAATTTCAGATTGAATTTTCTTAGAAAGCATGGACTGTAAACGTGGGGTAAAAGCTTCTTCAAGAGCTAATTTAGCATTTTCCAATGCTGTTTCACGAACTGCCTTAGCGTCTGCGATAGCTTCTTTTAAAAGATCATCCATTTTAAATCTCCACATTAATTAAACACAAGTTTCGACCAGAGACTTATGTGTGTGATTGGATTCAATAAAGTTATTAGAAACTTTAATAGTATCAACTCGGGTACATCATATGATAGTTGAATAACTGATGATGTATTCTTTCTATATTATAAATATAAGAAAGTAATAAAAAAGATTAAAACTTAAAACATTTTTTTAATGTTCAAGTAAATCGTTAGCAGTTCTTATTCTACTTCTTGCTCTTTTTTCTCTATTAATTTCAGAAGGTTTTCTGTAAAATTCTTTTTTTCGTAAATCTAAAAGTAATTTACTTTCCTTTACTTCTTTTTTTAACTGTCGTAAAGCTCGTTCTAAATTATTATTTTTTACTATAACCTGAATCACTGAACAGTTTTAATCCGATTCATTATCTCCACGCCAATTTTTATCAACGTAATTATAAAATTCTTTCTTTTTATCATCGGGTATTTGATCGGGTTCTGACACACCGTATTTCTTTAGAGCTGCCATAAAGAATTTTTGATATTCTTCTTTATCACCTTTTTCAGGTCCATGTTCTCCATTATCGTGTGTCTCTTCCATTTCGTTCAGATCATAATATCTACCAAGAATATGTCCCATATCTTCATATAGACCAGACATTCTTTCTTGTAGTGATTGTGCTTCAGTAGCTACTTTGTTAAAAGACTTAGAAAGGTTAGTAAGTTCCTTCATGTTACGACCTATCGTAACTTTATCAAACCACTCATCAGTTTCGCGAAGAGTATAAATACGAACTTGATTAGCAAGCTCCGAAAGTCCTTTGGCTACATCTTTAAGATTACCTTCTCGATAGATGTGTTTTCCCATAGAACCAAAATTACGAATATTGTCACTAAACTCTTTAAGATTGAGGTCTTCCTCTTCTTCTACATATCCGATTTTTTCTTTTACTAAGTTAGATAACTTAATTCCATCAGTAGTAGGAAAAGAGTTTCCACTTACCATTCCACCGACAAGTGAAATGGTACCTTCTTTTAAAAGGTCTTTCAACTTAATCATTATATTCTCGGATCGGATTCTCATTAATAAGATAATTAATGTATTCATCACGTTTCTGTTCAAACAAACGTTGACGCCTCAACCATTCCTGGTATTCCTTCTCAGCGGTAAGGAGCTTTTTGTTTTGAGGTTTAAGATACTTTTCAAGTAGTTCATATCCACGTTCAGATATAACATAATCTTTCCCAAAAACTTCTTTGTTTTTGGATGTTGTAATACCCAATTCTTTCAAAGTTTCGTGACTAAACTGTTGTTTTTCTGTATCTTCAATATCAAATTTATCAACAACCTTAGCCTCATTTAATGGTTCATTTTGTCGGTCTACGAGTTCTCTTAAAATCTTTTTACCAACATCTGATAGTAATTCACTCATTGTTATACTCCTATAATTGTATATTACACTTCAGTAATAAATATAAAGTTATCTTAATTTTCCTCTTTTTGAGTAACGTCTAAATCCATCTCTTACTTTTGCCCATAATACTCTCATAAATTCTTTTTCCCCTGTATGTACTAAGTTAGCAGGACCAGTTTGAATACTTTTTGATAAATCCATAGCATCATATCTTCCACCTTTTACACCATCCATCATTATTTTTATAGTTTGTTGAGACGCTTTACCCAAAATTTTTGTTATTCTTTTCATATCTGATTCTACTTGGTCTCTTGCTTCTGTTGAACTCCAAGCTAATTCATTAATTTTTGGTTTTTGAAAGGAACTTCCTAAAAAAAGTCCACTTGATCTTGGCATTGAAAAATACTTACCTTCCAATATCATTCTTTTATATGGTGATTTTTTACTCATTTCATCACCAGATGTGCTAATTTAACCATTTTAAGTAAAGGCATTTTATCTAATTTCTTTTGTAATCTAGGATTTTTATTATAAGCTTTATAGGTTTGTATAATAAAATTTGCTGTAGTTAAATCTAATCCCTTTTCATGTTGTTTATTTTTAACTACCCGTCTTGCTATATCAATACCACTTTCTTTTGCTTCATCCATTCCTATCTTTTTTCTCAGAGTAGCTATTTTTTTTCTTACTTTCATTTGTACAGGACTTTTTGCTGGTAATTTCAAAGCTTTGTTATATAGTTTTAACAAATCAAGTTTTGTATCTTCATTTACGGATTCTTTTAAACCTGCATTTTTTCTCATCATTTTAACTTTATCTTTAAGATAATCTAATTGTTGAATTATTGATTCAGGTTCAGTATCAGGACTTCTAAGTTCTTTATAAAAATCCATTACATCTCGAGCAAAATGTTTAGCATTTACTTGTAATAATTTAACATTCATTTTTTTAGCTTCACTAATATCGTCATCCGTACCACCTGGTGTTTTTAATTTTTTACCATCTACTGTATGAGTGTATCCACAAGTTCCTTCACCTACGGATTCTTTCTTCTTTCTCTTACGAGCAGCATCCATAGCAGCTTTATTCTTTCCAGCTCTTTTTTTATACTTTTTAAGATTCTTCAGTACATTATCACCTAAACCTTCATCTACGGATTCCACTACATCAAATTCAATATTCTTACCTTTTCTTTTAGTAGCCACATCTATAAGACTTTTCAGTTGAACATTACCCATTCTTGTTTTTAATTTTTTGAGCTGTCTCGTAACATATCTTCTATCACCTTCAAACTTTTGTTTACCGTTTTTATCCCAAACACCATACCAACCACGAGTATTAGTTAATCTTATATGATATTTAGTAAATCCTTCATTTACGGATTCAGTATATACCCTATGACCATATTTATCTTCAATACCAATTGAAGCTCTTGGATATTTTTTCTTTACATCTTCATAGTGAGCAGGAATCTGTTGTAGTATTTTTACTATTCTATTGTGTATTACTTTTCTTTTTGCTTTATCATATACTACGATAGACCAAGGCCCTGCTTTACTTCCTTTACGAACACTCGTCATAATTTTAGACCACTTACCTTCATTTACAGATTCTTTCTTTTCGGGGTCATATTTAAAATCTGGATTTTCAGGGATTCTATAACCATCTTTACCTTCTTTACCTTTTACTGCAAAAACGGATTCAACTTTTTTCTTCTTACTTAATTCTTTAGCAACTTTTACAATTTCTTTAAAACTTTTATCCCAACCCATTTCTTTCAAATGAATAGCTAACGAGCCAAGTACATGACCATATCCAACTCCCGTACCTTTATGTTGTCCTGCCCAATGTTTAATTCTACTAGATAACTGTGCATCATTCAAATCTTCAAATATAGCTTCTTTCTTTAACCTACTTTTCTCTGCTCTACCTCTATTTTTAGACTCTTTTTCAAATCCCACAATTTTGCCTCCCTTATGTGATGCATCTTTACCATCACCGTTCCCATAAGTACCTCTTTTTCTATTGTATTGGTTCAACTCTGCTCTATATTTCTTTGCTTTAGTAGATGACTGAAATTTTTTGTATTCTGCTTTATAATCACGTTCTTCTTTCTTTACTTTAGTTGGTAATCCTTTATGTTTAGTAGAAGCATAATCTTCAGCACTCTTTTTCTTCATACTCTTGGCTGCTTTCTGTGCTACTTTAGAAAATTTGGAAGCTGGTTGTTCACCTTTTTGAATTGCGTGAACAATTCCCATAAACTTCTGTTGTTTTTTAGAAGTAGCGGGCATTAAATATAGCTCCGATATTTTGGGTCTTCACCTTTAATATAAGACGCATTTTGTTTTATTAAACCAACAGCTGTTTGTACCTTATCTGGTTTACCCTCTACTCCCATATAAGAAGCATAATTTCTATCTTTTTTTCTTGCAGGTTTACCAGGCTCCGATGCATACTCCCCTGTTATTGGATTATTTGCTGTAACAATAAGAATACCACTACCTTTCCATTCCCATTGATAAACATCATATTTACTCTTTACAAGTTTGCCTTTAGGTTTTATCTTTAAAACCGATAAAACTTTATGAAACCCACCAGGTTTAAAATCTGTTAAATCAAATCCGTATTTATTTCCTTCTGTCAGTATATCAATTAATTTAATCATTTCATTTTCCCAAATACTTTTGTTAATCTTTCCATCATATCAATTATAACAGGTAAATTCTTATGGTATTTTTCTGCCCATCTTTCTGGGTTTCTCACTCTTTTAAGAGACTGTTGTAAATCATCGAGTGCATAATTAATTGTTTTCCCGGCATCGGCTGGATCTATATATGCTTCTTTAACTATGTCTTTTAACTTAATCATTAGTTTGTTCTCGGTCCATCTTTCTTTCGCCACTTATCATTAATCTTACCATATGTTTTCCACATACCATCTAATTGCTTAGAAATACCTTCAACTTGTTTACCAATTTTCATCATCTCTTTATTATATTCAGCCGTCATTTTACGAAAATTATTAAAATCATTCCAACCATATTGATCTGACTCTGAATATCCCCAATTTGTTGTACCTTTTGTTACAATATCTTTAAATGCATTATGTAAGCTTTGTTGAGCTGTGAGTGGATCATCCCCACCTTGTACTTTAAACGTTTCGTCAAGTCTCCAATTTCTCCACTGTTTATTCATTTCCATTACTTCACGTTTTTTCATTTTATTCTCCACTATGAGCTATATCAGTTTCTAAAAAAGCTTTTAAAACTCCACGTTTATACAAAACAGCCAGAGCTTTAGTTGATTCACCTTTTCTAACATACTTATTCACTTCACTCATATATCTTTTAATACCCTGTTGAAGTTGTTTTCTTGTCATCACCCCATATCCAGGTATCTGAACTTTTGCGCCTAACGGTGTGTCCACTCCTTTTTTTGGTGGAGTAAGTTGAGCTTCTCTTATTGTTTTTAGTAATGATCTTAAACTAATCATTTATTATACTCCAATTATAATATCATGAATGGTTGCTTCTATACCACAATATTTACCACAATCTTCTGGTAACCGTACACCATTAACTATATCTTCCACTCCTTCTTTTATTGGATACAAAAACGCACCCTGTGTAGATGGATTTGAAACAAAATCAAAAGCTATTAATTCAAAGTCAGGTTGTACTTCCTGTGTTTCGGCGTCTTCTGTCATATTTTCCACAGAACCAAGACCACGAGAGCTAATTCCAAGTTTAATTCCACTCTTAAATAATTCTTTTAATATATTTCCAGCTGGGGTTCCAAGAACCTCTACCGTACCAACAAGATTATCTCCTTCCCAATGCATTGCCTTTATATTATGAGAAGCATTCTGTAAATTAACCACAGAACTTTCTGGATGGTCTAATTCACCAAGGGCTCTATTTTCTGATATAAATGTATCACTATACTTACCAGCCTCCCTCACCAATACTTCTTTTGGATATACTCTACCATTTTGATTTTTACTATTGGCTCTCTGAAGAATACCAGTAACAACCAACCTACCGCCATTTTCTTTCATAGATTCTACTATACGTTCTTGACTTATCTCAAAAAGTAAAGTATCTACTATTAATTGTTTTGACATTCTATATATCTCCCTATGTTGCTTTCTTTACAATTGAAATAAGTTCTCTCATAAATTTTGTTACGTTATCTTTATATGACATACGAAGTTTTTTAGACAACTCTTTATATCCAACTTCGCGATTCAGTTGATCATCAAGTTTATACATTGTATTTCTAAACTTTCCTTCTCTATCTTGTAATTTTCTTAGTATAACTTTTATTTTACGAGTATCTAATTGTTCAGTAAGTTCTTCTCTAATCATTTTTCTGATCTGTTCTTTTATTTTTTTCATTATGCTTTCCAAGACCCCGCATATCCCATTTTTTTAATCATCTCTTTTAATTCTCTCATAAACGTATAAAATCCAACATTCACATCTGCCTTGTTTTCATATTTCTTTATTGTTTTATAAATATCTTTCTGAATTTTTGTAAATGCTTTGTATAAATCGTGAGCTGGTGCTTCCTTTAATAATTCTTCTCTAATAATTTCTCTGAGTTGTGATTTTGTTATTTTCATCAGCTTCTTACCCTTATAATTTCTTCTCTCATTTCCTCTAACTTCCTAATCCACTTATCTATAAATTTAATTGTTTCAACCTTATTAGGTTCTTCCCCCCTTACCGTTGTTTCCTCAACCAACCAACGACGTTTCAAATTAGATAAACTTAATAATTTATGTAAATAATTAAGTCCATCTATTTCCCAAGATGACCTTCTCATAATATAGATTAATAAAGTTGACCAATCCTATTAGCTAGTTTTATTAATCTCTCACTTATACCTTTTAAGGCCTTATGAGTATTCTTCCAATAATCAATTGAATTTACACCCATTTCTTTTTTTAATCTTACATTCATAGAAACTTGTTTCTCAAGTTCCACTAATTTATTTTTTACTTCTCTTACAGAAGCTCCAATTTTTTGTTTTGGATTACTCTCTGAGTTATTTCTCCAAGTATGATACACGCCCTCTTTCACATTTTCCTTTACTTTCCATTTTCTAATGCGAGCATGACGCCAAGCTTCCGAACCAATATGGTCTTCCACATATTTTTCAGCTGCTTTTTGACTATTAAACACCATACGTAATCCACCATAAATACTTTTAGGTAAAGTTAATATAAACTTATGAGTAGGTTTCTTTAATATTGCTCCACCACGTGGTAAACGTGTAGTTGTCCTAGCTTCTTGAACATAATTATATCCACTCGCCTTTGCTATACTATTCTCTTTCTTTTTGTCTTTCTTTCTTTTAGATTTGGATTGAAATGCGTACGGAGTTTTCGGCGGACCTTCTCCACCATCAATATTACCAGTAACCGAGACTTCCTCTAAAGTCTGTTTTATTAATTCTCTAATATACTGTCTTAACTCTTCAAGCTGAGTGGACATCATCTAGCTCCTTAATTAATTGATAATATCTCATCAATGTAACTACGTGTTTATCTCTTACAAGTTTACCAGTAGTACTTGTTGACGTTTGATTGATTGCTTCATTTAATTTAATCTTAGTTACTGGGTCATCTACTTTAGGTAAATGTTTTTTAAGAATCTTTTTAACTTTAACAACCTCATTATCAATAAATTCACGGAGAGAATTAGTATTTGAAATATTATTAATATATTCTTTTAATAAATTCCTCTGTGCGGAATTCAATGACTTATATTTATTATTAAATTTATCAACCAATATTTGATAACTTAACAATTTTAAATCTTTATCTTGCTTTTCAAACCCTTCTATAATTTTTTTAGTTCTTTTCTCAGTTTCTTTAGCAATATCAGCAGACGCTTTATTCTGTGTAATATGTTCTATAATACTAAATCTACATTTTGTAGATACAGACGGGTCAAAGTCTTCATTTACAGTTTCTGCTTGAAATAATTTATAAATAGAAGCAATTACTTTATAGTTAGGTATTCTTGACTTAAAGAAATCTTCAATATTAAAAGTTTCTTTTATTTCTTTAATTAAATTGTATTTTTCACGACGTAACACTGAATTAACCAATTTTTGTCTATTTTTAATTACATTATCCAAAAAATGAGTTGCTTTCGTTTCACTATTAAATTTTTCATTTATTAAAGTCTGATATAAACGAGATTCTTTACCGAGAGTTGTATTTTCATTAAAATATTTCTTCAAAATTATTATTGATTTTGAATTGTTGTTGTTTAATACATCTACAGCTATTTGTCTAGATAAAAGTTCAAAAAGAATACCTGTATTCCTAAATTTAGAATGCTTTATTGTTGTCATCATGAAAATACTCTCCAACTTTTACTTACAATTACTCAAATATAAATATTAAAACTTCCTAAAATTGTATCATTTAGACACTTTAATTGAAGCAGAAACTTCACTGCTGTATTCATCTTCCAATACCGATGACTCGTTAAGTATCTTCTTATCTATTTTATTTCGTTTTAATTTATCCAAATGAGCTAATGCAAGTGGTGTACCGCCTTTAAAGGTATGACCATATTTGGGATTAGAAGAAAAAGCTTTCTTCTTATCGTGAGATCCTAATGGATCTCTACCCCGTACATGAGAATCTTTTTTATAATGAGATGGTTCATCAGGTCTACCAGCTCCTTCCCAACCACCTTCGGGTGAACCACCCTCGTCATTTATTTCGTGTCCTGTTCTACCCATAGCCATATCAGAAGGTGTTCCCGCGGCTTGACCACTTTCTTTAGGATCATTACCTTCTGCCTCTATCTGTTCACGTCTGAACTTATTCTTCTTATCAAAAACAATCTGTTCATCCAGTTCTTTAATCTCGTCTTCAGTAAAATTAAAAATATTTTTATAAATCCACTCGGACGACATTATACCATCAGTCAACATAGCACTCGCTAGACTTGTTTTCTCATTCCACAGCGATATTTTTTCTTGTTCATAGATTGTAGATGGATTTGTTATTGATAACTCAAAGTTAACTAACTCTGCATCTGTAAATCCTTGAGCATATAAATGAATAATGGCTATCTTAGTCAATTCTGAAATAGTTATTCTTTGTATCCGTTCAATTGTACGAGCAAATCTAACATCTTCTGCTGCTAGTGTAGCCTTTGAACCTACTTCTTCTTCAAAACCAAGAAATGCTTTTGGTACACGAAGTGAAGCTAAAAGTTTATTTCTCAAATATTCTATATCATCAATAGCTTCATAAGTTAAACCAGGTAATGAATCTATACTAGTACCACTATCTCCGCCACGAACTGGTAAGAAGAAATCCTCTGTGATATTCTGCATATTATATTTTAGGTTATAATCACCAGTATTTTCATCTACATAAGGTGCTTTCTTCATTTTACTAATAACCTTTTCCATATAATTATCAACTTCAGCTGGTGGTATATTTCCTATATCTAACCTAAATATCCTTTTCTCAGGAGCTCTCATAATACGATGAATTAACATAGCATCTTCCATCAACATTAATTGTTTCCAAACCTTACGTGTCCCTTCTACCATTGATTTTCCATAAGGTAAGAAGTTAGAATCACTCAATAACCTAAAATGAGCAACTTCATAATTTTCTAATTCGTGTTTTTCACCAGCCTGAGCTGTATGTAAAGTATGACGAGCATCTCCAGCCTCTATAGTAAATTTAACAAAATTGGACCTTTCTATTTCTTCTGGAGTAGTACCTTCTGGAGCTGCCTCGGGACCTTCTAACCTATTCACATCATACGCAGATAAAGGTGTTACATTCATAATACCATACTTATCATCAATATTTAATTGTAAATAAAAATCACCATACTTACACATATTACGAATCCAAGGCCATAAATTAAATTCTATATTTAATATATCATAAAATAAATTATGTAATATGGTTTTAATGTTTTGATTATCACTATGAACTTCAAGTACACTACCGTATTCATTCTTCATAGTAGATTCATCAGCATAAATATCTAAAGCAGATGCTATAATCGGGTCATTATCCATTGCTTCATAATCTTTAAATAAACCTAACCTCAGAGCTTTAGTCAACATACCAACTCCACCATAACCAGAACGCGTACCACTATGTAAACGTTGAAATCTATCTACTAACTTATTTTTACCCATATATTGTAGTTCATCTGTATCTACAATTTTTAATTTACGACCCCCAACATTACGAACTATTACATTCGCACTAAACATTCGTAATAATCTACTTCTTAATGATGTGTCTGCCATTTTTTCCTCTATTTAATTAACCAAGTTAAATCTTCTTTTTCATTACCGACTTCCAATTCCCAATAATCTGTTTTAATTCCAGTAGGAACTTTTACAGGTTCAGGAATATTGATACTACTAAGAGCCTGTTTAGATAATTCAATACCCTCTGCTCTTAATCTTAAAGCTGTTTCTCTTACCCACAAACCTATACTAAAACTTAATACTAAATCATCATTGTATCCCACCATAGCCTCGGCCTTAATTCCATTATATATAAATACAAAAAGTTCATCCACCAACCTCTGCGACTTAACAATAACTGACTTTTCTCTAAAAAATTCTTCTAATTTAGCTATAACTAAAGGTCGTGATTTCATTGACATTGTAAAACCAGGTACCATATTCCTTTCAGCTATTCTATACTTATTACTCATTTGATATTTAGTATCAACATATTTTAAATCTTTAGATGTATAGAATAAATTTTGATAATCTCTATCAATAGCTTGTTGAATAGTCGCCCAACCAATATTATTATTTTCTATGACTAATAATGCGTCATTATATTCCGTAGCCACATTAACACAAAGATTACCAAAATCTCTTGTTGATAATCTACCTTTATATTCAGCAACCTGTTCTAACCCCTCTACCTCTATAACGTGAAGAGCTGAAAAGTCACTACCATCTCCTCTACTTACATCAGCGCTAACTATATAATCTTTACCATAATTCGCTGGTTCCCATATCCATAAATTACTATCAATACCTCTTTTTTCAATAGGTTCTTGAACTTGAGTATTTCTATACTCCTCTAAAATAGTACCATCTATAACAGTTTGACCAGAAGTTATGAAGTCACAATCACATTCCTGGGCTGCTAATGAAGGTCCTAACAATTTATCCTGTTCTTCTCTCCACTCACTTCCTCTATCTGGATGTAACGACCAATGTAATCTTATATAATTAAATTTGTTAACACTATCCTCAGCATCCATCCAAGTTCTATGAAACCAATTACCTACACCATTTGGAGTAGATAACGTTATACATCTACCACCCGTAGCAAGTGCTTGTTGGGCAGAAGTCCAAATTTGGTCAATCTTTTCAATAAACGCTGCTTCATCTAATATCAGTAATGACAATGCTTCTGACCTACCAGCCTCTTCCTTACTAGACACAGCTTTTACTTGTGAACCATTCTTATATCTTAAAGATAGTTTATTATCTTCTACACACGGCTGTTTTAACCAAGAAGGTAGATTAGCGTGCATAACTCTAACTTTGGTAACCAAATTTTTAGCTGTATCCTGTTTAGTAGCAATAACCAAAATATTTTTATCACTTCTAAAAGTCATTAACCACAATGAATAAGCTGCTACCAAAGTAGACATTCCCAACTGACGGGCCTTTAGTACAATATTATAATCGTGTTCAATAAACTCACTTAAAGTTTTCTCTTGAAAGTCATATAACAAAAATGGTATCTTACCCTCTATCGGGTGTTGTATAACTCCATATTTTTTTATAAAATATGCTGGATTAGATATACACTTTGCATACTCTTCTCTTATGATGTTTTTTAGATTTTTATCGTCACTCATCTATTCTGAATATAGTAATTTTACAATACCAACAGTTCCAACTTCAGCTTTTGACACACCAATGTCATATTGACTCTTTACATCTACATCAGCACCTCTTATTTCACCACCAGATGACAAAGACATAGTTACATGAGAAGATGAAACAACAAGAAAACCAGAAACTCCTGCTCTGGAACCTGTAGCATCGTAAGTTTCACTAGGACCTACTGTTACTTCTCTATTATGTTTACCTTGTTTTCTTTGACCTTTGGTTCTATCTATCCAACCTATTTGGTACATAGTACCAGTACCATCACCAGTTGTATACTCACCCATTAGTTTTCTCCTCTATTATATATATGTATATACATTACTTACTTACAAAAAATTTTATTTCAATCCTCTAGATTTTCTTACTTTCATAGATTTCTTTCTTTTTCTTAAAATTTTAGACATTTTTCTTTTTCTTTTCTTAGCAGCTTTCTTAGCCCCTCTTTTCTTTTTGTACTTCTCAATACCAGCTACTCTTACACATTGTCTACGACCAGGAACATATTTCTTTCCTTTTGGACACACTACCTTTAGTTTAGCTTTCTTTCCCCGTACAACCCTTTTCTTTTTAAGTTCAGATACAAAAGCTCTTATTAAATGACCCATTTCTATCTCATCATTTAATACCTCTTCTGTTACTTCACTAAACCAGCCATCTTCAATGGCTTCTTTTACTACATCTACTAATTCATTTTTTGTTACTTTCATTATATTTCTCTATCCTGCTGGACCTGCAGGTTTTAATCCTACAGTTTTCATTATTTCATTAAGAGTATAAGTTCTCTCATTATGTCTCGGTGGTATATTTGGTAAACTTATACCATATAAATCATGTCTTGCCCAAACACCATCTGTTACTTTTTTTAACGGTTTCAGAGTAGCCAAACTCTCTAAAACATAATTATAAATATCTTCTATATCTTCTTCATCGTAACCACAAAAAGTTGCTTGTTCCATAGCTAATCCTTTTAAACTATGTACGATTTTTATAAGTTCAAATATAAATTCGTTATTTACAATATAATCCTTACCACGATCATCAAGAGCTATACCTTTCAATACTCTATGAATATACGATCCCCACGTTTCATCAGGGTATTTGTCTCGTGTCCGTAAAGGCTTTCTCATATTATTCCTCTATATATAAATATCCATTAAAGTTTTTCTTTCATATTTTTTAGATATTCTAAGGTATTATCAGCAAGATTATTCAAAAATTCTCTATTTTCTTCTGTTTGTTTCCAATCTTCCGAGTCTATTGTATATC